TGTTCGCGACCCTTCGCTCTCAGAAATTGGAGAACGCTACCGCCAATCTTGATGGCAGCGGAGTCGTGCGCGAGGAAACAGATACCAAGATCACCTTCCGAACGCGCTGGATTAGCGGCATCACGCCGGAACATCGCGTCATCTACGAAGGCAAGCCGTACAAAATCCAATCCCTCTCCGAGATTGGACGCCACGTCGGCTTGAAGATCACTTGCGAGCGGGTCGGTCCATGACTCTAGACCTTAGAATCGCGCTCAAACACGTTCGCAAGATCATCATCGAGCGGCCTCAAGAACGTTGGCATCTCACCAAGCTGCTTCTCCAGCATCTCGAACGTCTCTCGCTCGTTCAGAATGCCCGGACGAACGCGGTAAAGCGTCACCATGGTGGAAAGCCGGGACACTGCCATGAGGTAGTGCAGCCGGTGATCGATTTGAAGATCGCCAGCAACCTCTCTGAGGCCAAAATGATTCAAGGTTTCCGCAAGCTGTGCGATGGCACCGTCGGAAGCCTTTGTCCACATGACAAGCTCTTGCGGTTTGGCCTTGAGATAGCTTCGAATGGCAAAGAGGACGGCAGAAGCGGCATGCACCGGCTGTGTAAGGACGGTGACTGCCGCGAAGCGTGCGACTTCCTGCCGAAGAGCGAGTTCTTGTTGCTCTCGCTCCGTCTTGGCGTCCTCGATTTCCTTGGCCGCAAAAATCTGTCGCTGGACGGCCTCCCAAGCTATTGCAGCCGCAAAGAGCGCGACGCCAGCAACAACAACATTGCCGGCGAAGCCAAGCCAATCGGCTGGTCTAATATCGTCCTTAAAGATGTACGGCACGCCTATCGGCAAGAGAGTGGCAATGATTGTGCCGAGCACGATGATCCACGCTGGCGTGAGGCCGGGCAAATTTCTGTTTTCCATCCGGTCAGCCTGCCGCGCTTGTTTTCATTTGTCGAGTGGACCGCGGCATGAAGGGCCGAAAACCACAGCTTGCTGCAGACGCGAGCCCCCTGGATGTGGCCAGCCGCGCGCCCTCATGGCTGTCCAAGCATGCCAAAGCCGAATGGCGGCGCGTGATGCCAGAGCTTGCCAAGCGCCGCATCCTCACTAGCGCCGATCTTGGCAGCCTTGCGGGCTACTGCACTGCGTTCAGCCGCATGCGCGACCTCGAAAAGCTGTTGCGCGGCGGCATCGACCCAAAGCTGTTCCGGATGCAGGACCAAGCGATCAAGACAATGCGCCAGCTCGCCGCAGAGCTTGGACTAACACCCGTATCCCGCTCGCGCCCGGCTGTGCGCGATAACAACGATGAAGACGATGAAGAAAATCCGCTCAACATCGTCTGACGCATTCCCGCATTGGATTTACGACAACACGCCGATCGATGACCCGTTCGGCTATGGCGAACGCGCGGTCAAATTCTTGCGGTCGCTCAAGCATCCAAAATCGACACTGCCGCGCCAGCGCTTCGCCCTTGATCCCTGGCAAGAGCGCATTGTTCGGCGCATCTACGGCCCGCGCAACCCCGATGGCTCGCGCATCGTGAGCGTCGTTGTGATCCTCGTGCCGCGCGGCAATCGCAAAACCTCCCTCGCTGCGGCTTTGGCGCTGCTTCACACCATCGGCCCGGAACGCATATCGGGCGGCGAAGTCATCTTTGCCGCCAGCGACCGCGATCAAGCTGGCATCGCCTTTAAAGAGGCTCGGGGCATCGTGCAATCCGACGCACGGCTGGTGAAAGCGACCAAGGTCTATGACGCCTTCAACGCGCCAAAGAAAATCGGCTATCCGAAGGACAATGTTGGGCTGGAAGTCATCTCTTCCGATGCACCGAGCAAGGAAGGCCGCACGCCGTCGTTCGTCCTGGCCGATGAAATCCATGTCTGGCGCGGCGATGCCCTATGGAAGGTTCTGACGAACGGTTTGGACAAAACCGATAACAGCTTGCTGGTAGTCACCACGACCGCCGGGCGCGGCCAAGAAAGCATCGCTTGGGAAGTGATCGAACGCGCCCGCAAGATTGCGCGCGGCGAGATCGACGATCCGGCATGGCTCCCTGTCCTGTTCGAAGCGCCAGCCGACTGCGATTTCACCGACGAAGCGCTTTGGCAGCGTGTAAATCCGGGTAGCGCACATGGCTATCCCTCGATCAAGGGCTTTCGGCAGCATGTGAGGCGGGCAAAGGACAGCCTCACCGAGCGCACCAGCTTGCTCCAATACAAGCTGAACGTCTGGCAGGACCATTCAACATCGCCATTCGTCGATATGGCCGTGTACGACCAGGGCGCAGAGCTGATCGACTATGAGGCCCATCGCGGCGCGCCGTGCTGGATTGGCGTCGATATGTCCAAGACGACCGACCTTTCCGCCGTGGTCGCATGCTTCAAAGACGGTGACACCTACACGGTGCTGCCCCATTTCTTCTGCCCTGAGCAAGATATTCTCAGGCGCGGCGACGTTGACGGCGTGAACTATGCCGCGTGGGCTAAGCAAGGCTTCATCACGCCTACGCCCGGCAACGCCATCGATGACGCCGCTATCGCAGACTACATTCGTGGCCTCCGCGAACGCTTCGACGTGCGCGAAGTCGGCTTCGACATCGCCTATGCCCAAGCCGTCATTGCCATGCTGCGGGACGAACTGGGCGACCGGATCATCACCATCCGGCAAGGCTGGTTTACCCAGTCCCCAGCCCTCAACACGCTTGAGGCGGCGATCATCAGCGACAACTTCCGCCACGGCGGCCATCCCGTGCTGCGGTGGAATTTCGCGAACGTTGCGATCCACACCGATACGAACGGCAACCGCACCATTCACAAGGGCAAATCAACCGATCGTATCGACGGCGCGAGCGCGACGTGGATGGCGGTTTCGCGCGCTGCGGCTGGCAACAGCAACCTTTCCGTCTACGACAACCCCGACATTACCGTCGACATGCTGGTTTGGTGATGGCTGACGATCTGGAATCATACCTCAAAGCGCTTCCCGACAGAGTTAAGGAGCGCGTTGCCCAATCGCTTCTGGAGCAAGCGGCGCGGCTATCGCTGGCGCAGCGCCAGACGCTCCAATCACAAGAGAAGAGCGAACCTACGGGTCATCTCGCCCAATCCTGCACCGTGGTTCCGGGCCGTAACGAGCTGGAGGTGGTGGTCGTCGCGGGCGGCCCGCTCACCACTAAGAGATCGAGTAACGGAACAGAATACGACCATGCGCTCGCGGAAGAGTTTGGCACCAGCAAAGAGCCAGCCCGGCCGTTTTTCTACAACACGTTTCACCTCATGAAGCGCGAAATTATCGACAACCTAAAGAACGACATCGGAGACGAACTGAAATGACCGATCCTTGCACACGCCAAGCCCAATTTGGCGACGGAAACTATCAACTTAGTCTCAATTCAGTTTGGGTGCGCAAGGTACTGGATATCCGCGGCCTTCACGGCGCGAACGGAACCACCCCGGCTGCGTGCCTCGCCCGCTTTGAGGCTGGCACCTATTCCAGCACCGATGTGGAGCGTGTGATCGAATTGGCGCTCCTAGGTGGAGGCCTCTCGGAGCGCGACACAGAAGCCGTGCTCGATGCCCATGTGCGCGACAAGCCGATTGCGGCCAACGCCCAGATCGCTGCATCCGTCCTAGTCGGACTCTTTGTCGGAGAAGTTAAGTGAGCGATACGCCCGCCCTCAGTATTCCTATTCGCGTCGATGGCATGGACAGCTTCCGTGCCAGCATGAACACGATCGCCTCCCAAGCCAGCACCGCAGTCGGCCGTGTCGAGAGTGCCTTTGCCAATTTGAAGCCGGACCTTGGTGGATTGGCAAAGTTCGGCGTGGCGATCGGTGGTTCGGTCGCGGCGGTGACGGGGCTTCTAGCCGCGTTGCAGAGCATCAATTCCGAACTCACCGCGATCGGGCAAGCGGCGCGATACCTCAACACCACGACCGACACAGTTCAAAAGCTGCAATTCGCTGGCATGACGCAAGGCATCGGCAGCGATCAGGCATTGAGCGACCTGCAAAACGTCGGCAAGCTGCTCAACGATGCACAGCGAAACGAGAACTCGCTGACGAAGTTGCTCGATGCAAACAACATCGCCTACAAGAACCGCGCTGGTGAATTGATCAGCATCAACGATTTGCTCGGTAAAGGCGCAGACCTCGTTAAGAATGCCGGGTCGTTCGCCGACAAGGTTGAGATCGCCAAAATGCTCGGCCTTACGCAACAGTGGGTGCCCGCGTTGGAGCGCGGCGCGCTAGGCTTCCAAAAGATCGCCGATGGCGCGACCGATGCCGGGGCCGTCATCGATAGCCAGACGATCGCCAAGGCCGAACTTTTCGACGCGGCTTGGAAGAGATCATCTGCGGCGTTTGCAACGCAATTCAAGGCGGGCATCGTCGAAGTCGCATCCTACCTCGACGATCTAATCGTCAAGGCTCAAAACTTCCTTGCCGATATCAACACGGCCAATGGTGTCAGCACCGGATCGGGCCAGACCAAATTCAACGCAATGGCCGATGCATTGCAGGTGGCAGCGCGCGAAGCGGCTGGGCTACCGCAGGATCTAGACCAGGTTAGCCGCGTGCTGGACAACCTCATTCAGAAAGGCGCGGACCCGGGCATCATCGCAGGCATTACAGAACTGCAACAGAAGGCCCAAGCTGCGGCCGACGCGCTGCAAGCTGCGGCGGAAGCCGAGTCGAAACTGAACTATCCGGGCGGTGTTCCGCTTCCTGCATCACGGCCATCGTCGGCGGATGTGAATGCTAACCCGACCAAAATCCCTGCGCGCAATGACGGCAACGATCGCGCGGACAGCGCCATCAATTCCCTGCGCCGCCACACCGAGCAAACCGAGGCCGATGCTAAGGCCGTTGGCCTTGGTGCTGCGGCGTTGGCGCAGTTCCGGGCTGAAGCCCAAGAGACAGCCGCTGTGCAGGCGAATGGCGGCAAGGAAACCGCTGAACAGGCAAAGGCCTTCAACGAGCTTGAACAGCGCGCGGGCGCGGCAGCCGAGGCCTTGGCCAAGGCCGAAGTCAACTCGCAGATCGGCCGGGGCCGACAGACGGCATTCCTTGATCCCGAGGACGCCCAGATCGCCAGCCAGCTCTCGAAGGTCTACGGGGACGATATCCCGCGCGCCCTTAACAGTTCCGAGGCTGCGGCAATGCGCTTGAACAACACGCTCAAGCAATCGGCCGACGCCTTCTCCAGCGCCCTCAATGGTCCCCTGGTGGACTTCGAGACGGGCAGCAAGAATGCGACGCAAGCGCTCCAATCGTTCGCCAGTAGCTTCTCCCGCTCGCTGCTCCAGATGGCCAATCAAGCGCTCATAGTCCGCCCACTGCTTTCGGGCATCGGCGGGCTGTTCGGTGTGGGCGGCTCCGGCTCTACTCCAGTCATGAGCGGAAGTGACCTTGGCGCGGGCACCGGAGGCTTAAGCTTCCCGATGTTCGCAGGCGGCACCGACAGCGCACCCGGTGGCCTAGCGTGGGTTGGCGAGCGCGGCCCCGAGCTGGTCAACCTCCCGCACGGCAGTCAGGTCATTCCTAACGAAACGTCCATGAAGCTGGCGCGGGATATCCCCGGCTATGCCGATGGCGGTGTGATCGGCGGCGGCAAGCCTGCGCCGCTGTTCGGCACGACAGCCGGACCATCCTTCGTCATGGGTGATATCCACGTTCATGGAGCGAACGGTGGCACACCGGCACAGAACAAGGCGCTAGGTGAGGCTATAGCGGCACAGGTGAAACAAGCTGCCGGCGAGTTCTTCTTTCAGCAGATGCGGCAAGCCACGCGGCCCGGCGGCATGCTGAAGGGCTGATCGGCGCTATATTGTAGTTGAACAAAAGAAAACGGCCCTCCTGGTCTGTCAAAACTGAAGGAGGGCCGTTCCGAAGGAGTTAAACCGAGATGCCGTCTCGATCTGAAATACAGTATAGCACTTCCGACGAACTTCTGCGCGAAGAATCTTCAGCGCCCGAATCAGACGGGGACGAACTCGAACTCGATCTCAACATTGATGACCTGATGTTGGGCGACGAAGCTGCCGGTGATGCTGAAGTCATCGCGCGCTTGACCAGAGACGAACCATCACCGGAACAACCCGCTGCTGTCACCAACCCAGTAAAACTAGAGAGCGCGCCTGACCGCGAGCCAGAGCCAGCGCCTCCGGTTGAAGCAGCACCGGAGCCAAGCTCTCCGGCTCCAGCCGGTGAGACCGCGGCCGAAGAGTTAATTCGTCTCTATGGTCACCTCACCCTTGACCAGCTTTGCGGCCCTGGGGACCCGGAAGCCGAGCAACCAGCGCCCAAACCTGTCAGTGATCGCCCGGAGTTCAACTCAATCATTGCGCTGCGACGGGCCAAAGCCGAGCGCAAGGCCGCTACTGCGCGGTACGATGCGGAGCGCGATGCCGCAAGTAAAGCGCGCAACCGCGAGCAGTCAGCCGCACGATCAAAGAGGTATCGCGCCAGCACGCGCACGGTTATCGAAAAGACAGCCGAGCAAATCCTGAAAGAGCTTGAGTCTGCGCCGTTCCCCGATCCCATTCCGTGGCGACGCCATCGCCCGTACAAAAAGAGGCTCCAGGCACTATGCGAGGCGACAGCCAACCCGAAGGCCGACAGCTTCCTGGTCCAAATGCGAGGCCGGGAACTTGAGATCACCGATGCGTGGGTCATCGTGCTGGACGCCCGGAAGAAGTACGGCGCGAATGCATCCCTCGCTCAGATCGCGTGGCATCATCCGGACAAGAGCATGACCAAGCACCGGGTCCGGAGGATGTTGGAGAACATCGCCAAGCTAGAGCAACCGGGGCAAGCTTGGGCAGCGTGACGGAGGGTGACACGGCCCCCTAGGGAGCGTGACGGGGTGACACGGGCCGGGAGTGGGCGGAGCGTGACGGAGGGTGACACGAATTGAAAGAAGTCCTTTAAAATCAGCAAAAAACCGTGTCACCCTCCGTCACGATTTTCTCACTATAAGAAGTAGAGGTATATATAAG